TTTACGATCTAATGAACCCTGTTATTGACCCGAATACAGGAAAGCGTTTAGGCACAGAAAGTCCAACAACGGCGATTGCAAAGGCGTTAGCGCCCGGGAACAAAACGCCTATCCGCGATATGAACAGACTTTTGCAGATTGCAAAGAATGCTCCTGAAGATACAAAAGAAGCAGCTATGGGCGGCTTGAAATCCTCTATCTTTGAGTGGGCGGCAACAAAAGCAGGCGGTAGTCACTCTGGCACGTTTAGTCCAAGCACACTTTATGATGCTATGTTCAGACCGATCAAAGGTTCTCAAAACAGAATACCTTTGGCGGACTGGATGTTGGAGTCTGGAGTAGCTAACCAAGCAGAAATCTCTAACTTGCGCACCTATTTGGGCGAAATGGTAAAGTTTGAAGCCGCGGACCAAGCTGGCGAGATTGGCGAGCTTGTAGAACGAGCCGGTCCAATCCTAGACTTTTACTTGGGTATCACTGGTTCTGCCATTGGTACAAGAGCGCAACGTATCTTTACGGGCGGAGAGTCCGGACCCGGTGCTTTGATTGCGGCCGGTAAAGGTGCGGAAACCATGCGCCGCGTATTTGCAGATATCCCAGCGTCTATGCAGACAGATGTTATGTCGGAAATGATGCGTAACCCAGAGTTGCTTGCAGCTATGATGCGTAAGCCTCGCGGTGATCGCGAACGCGCTAACCTTGCATCTCGCGTAACAAGCCTTTTGGCTGATCTGGGCTTTGTCACACCAACACGTCGCGTTACCCCAACGGCCATCCGAGAATTGGATGAAGCCACAGAAAAATTTGAGATACCTCCGCCCCCTGCGGAAGAAGAGGTTATTGAAGAAAGCTCTTTGAATGTTCCAGTCGGGGCTCCCACCCTTCCGTCTGGTCCTGCACCTAGTTCGGTTCAACAGGCATCTGCGTCTAATCAGACACCCCCTATTTCCTCTTCAGGTCCCGTGGACCGAACTAGATATGCAGCAATGTTTCCAAATGATCCCGCGTCCTCGCTTATTCGGCAAGGTATCGGCAGTATGATGGGGTAATCTAATGTCTTCACTTGATATTCTTGCAATGGCGTCCCCCGAAGCTCGTTATTACAAACGAGACAGGGATATCATGGGGGATTACGATACCAAAATTAATGAGTATAATACGGCGCTTGAAGCTTATAAACCGCTCGCGGCGCAATACCAATCAGCCATTGATTCCTATAACGAGCAAGTTAATACTTTTAACACTGGTCTTGAAAAGTACAAAGCAGATGCGGCGGCATTTAACGAGGCCATTGCCAAGTATAACGAGGGCCCGCGGACCACGCCTTACGAAGAAATGGATTACTACGTCGAAAGGCCCGCCGACTTTACTCTGACGCAGCCTGAGTTTACTGGCGGTGATGCGCCGGTTGCGCCGGAAGACCCCGGTTTTACTGGCGAAGATGTAGATGCTTTTGTGGAGCAGGCCGGTCAACGCGCACAACGGCGCGGAGCTACGATGGCTACGGCACAGAATGTTATGACAAACCCACAGGGGAATTACTTGGTTGGGGTTGATAGTACCACACCAGAATTTAGCTTTTCTGGTATGGCAATGGCGGAGGGCGGTGCGGTGCCAGATTTACCTTTTGCAAATTCAATTGCTGCCCCCGCTCAGATTAGCGGCATAGGGCAATTAATAGCGGCGGGGCCAACCGCGGCTTCTGGCACGTTAAGTCAACCCATGCTAATGCGAGAGCCTCCTTCTTACAACTTTACTTATGAGCAGGCTAAAGCCCGTCAAATGCAGCGTGACATTAAATCGCCTGCGGAATCCGCAGCAATTAAAGCGGCCATCGACGCAGGACCCTCGGCTGGTATGCCTTCGTTAGAGCCACCCATAGACGTTTCGGGTATTTTCAACGCTCCAAACGATGTGTTATTCGGCGGCCCTAGTATTCAACTTCCAAACGGCATGTCTTCTGGAGACGTAACGATGCCTGTTGACGAAAGCACTTTAATAAGAAAAGACGATATTTACCAAGGCCCTGATTTAAGTGTTTCGGCTCCCTCACTTATGAGTTTGGAAAACGAAGCTGAATTAATGGCGGGCGGCGGATACGACACGTCACAATTACTACAAACCGGAGGACCAACTGTCTCTCAATTCGGACCGCCACCAGCATTTGGTCAACAAATGACCACCTTCGGACCCACACCAACAAACACAGGCAGCGGCATTGGCGGCTTGTTCGAAGCTCAGTTCCAACCGCAAGGTGGCGGTGGGCCGTTAAGCTCGTACCAAAGCTATCTGATGAACAACTACGGCCAACGGGCCGTGGAAAACATACAGCAAGGCGTGAAAGACGACGTAGCCGGTTTTGTGGACCTTGTAAGGCAGGCCGAAGACGCACACTTCGGAGGGCGCGGATAAATGTCGGACAGGGGTATTGGGTATTACATACCACCGGAACTAAGGGAAAAAGGTACTCAGCTTGTAAATCTTCTTTCGGCTATCGACCCAGCACAAGGCATCCTGCGTGGTATGCGAGCCTCGGGTAAAGCTTTTGACAGCGATTTACCCCCAGACGAACGTAAAGCCGCAGCAATTGAAGCCGTATTAGAAACCGCTGCACCCGTCGGAATGATTGGCCTTGGCGCGTTGGCAAAGCAGCCCGTTAAAGCAACCCTGCTAGACGTCCTAACGCCCACAGGAGCGCCAGCTTCTATGACGGACGACGTTATATCCGACCCTAGCCGTCGTGCGTTTTTAAAAGGTGCGGCTGCTACAGGGGGGATCGCGGCCCTCGCTCCAGATGTTATTGTCGAAGCTTTAGAAAAAGTTCCATCAGCGGTTAAAAGAGTGCGTCCCGGCGGTCCGATTGAAGACGTTCTTGCAATGATGGAGCGGTTAAAAAAAGAACGTAGCGGCCTGTTTGAAGAATCCAGAAAACTACAGAAAAAAATCCAACCGTTTATGGGACGGAACGAATACAACTTGCCTATTAAAGTGGATTCTCCGCAACAAATTGTTGATGCTAATGAAGCTATGGCAAAAAACGTTGAAGTACAAAAAGAAATAAATCGCCTTGATATGACTATGACCTCAAACATGCGTGATTTAATAACAAGTATAGAAAGAGTTCCGGAAAGCATTACAAATGCCTCTGACGAAGCTTTAAATGATTTTATCGAAGAGATGTACGACTCTCCGTATTTAAGCGAACAATTAGATAATCCTGTTTTTGAAAAAATAGCAGACGAAATAAAAGACCGCGGCCTTCATGTGATGAAAGACGATGAAGGACGTGATATTTTCCCCGCCTTGTCGGATTTAGTTATGGATGTAACACCACTAAATGTGACCTCGGGAAAACGAGAATTGCCCGATGATATTCTAAAAGAAATAGCCGACCAAAAAATCCGCGAGATGAAGCAAAGTCTGGAATACAAGATTATTGATATGGTCGATCAAGGAAAGACCCCAGAGCAGATAGAAAAGGCCCGCGCTGAAGGACAGGCGGACATTTACGAAGCGGAGGGCCTGCCCCGGGACATGGACGATTTTTACGCGGAGGGCGGCGTAGTCAGTCTTAAAGACACCGCCGTAAATATGTACCGGTGACGGTATATATACTGGTATTTGTTACATACACCCACGCTTGGATAAACGGTCAAAACACCTTCGTCAAAGTTTGCTATTACTCAAAACAAAATGCGACGTATTACGAGCGTCAGTATAAAAAGAAACGCTATGTGGTAGACCCCGACACCTACTGTCCGCCGTTTTTTAAGTTAACCATGTCTTAGCGTCTTCGCCTAGCACCTTGCTGGCAATGTTTATTTTGTTCCGCAAAGCTTCCAAAACCTTTTCGTCCACCGTCGCCGGAGAAACCAAGTCAATGTAAGTGACCTTGTTCTTCTGTCCTATGCGGTGCGCTCGGTCCTCAGACTGTAGTCGGATTTCCAAATCGTAAGAGTTGCTGAAGTATATGACAGTATTTGCAGCGGTCAGGGTAATCCCATAACCGCCGGTCTTGGGCTGACCCACAAAGAACCGCAGCGGATCGTTAGTATCTTGGAACCGCCGTACTATTTCTTGTCGCTCTTCTTGTGGCGTTTCGCCAAAATAGGTTGCGACCGCCTCGGGCCCAAAGCGGTCGCGCAGGGACTTTGCAATCCGTTGAATGTCGTATGAGTACGTCGCCCAAATGATTGCTTTGCCCTGAACTTCTTCAGACAGATTGAGTAATTCATCCAAGCGGTTGCTTTGGATAGGTTCAATCTCGCCCTCGTCTGGCTGCAAAAAACCGCAGCAAATTTGTTGGAGCCGCATAATTTGCGTAAGAACGCTGGCAGTAGTTGCCACTTCTCCGCTTTCCATCTTTGCCAACGCCAACTTCTTCATCTGTATATACACGCGCTCCTGCTCTTTGGTCAGAGGCACGGCGCGTTTGATGTAAACCTTGTCCGGTAAATCCAGACACTCTTCTTTGAGAACGCGGTTGGAAAACCGGTCCAAGCGTTCAGACAACTCATCTAACCGACGGTAACCAACAATCTCGTTAAAACTCTTGTGGCCCATGGTCCGTTTCTGAACGTGCGCGTACCGTGCTTGGAACGCAAAGTAGCTGTTAAACCCAAGCGCCCTGTCGTCCAAAAAGTTACACTGACTAAACAAATCCATGGGGCTCTTTGTAATAGGGGAACCGGTTAAGATGCGGCGGTATTTGCTGCGCTTTTGCAAGTCGTTGATGTTTTTGGTGCGAGCCGCTTTGCGGTTCTTTATCGTGGTGCTTTCGTCCACAATAACAATATTTTCTGGATTGTGGTGGAGAAAAGCATTGGCGGCCTGCACTCCGCGCTCAGACGAAAACGCCTCAACGTTAATTACAAAAAACTTAACGCCCTCAAACCTTTCCGTAATAAAGTCTACAAGGTCCGTTTCATGGCGCTTTGATTTTATTGGACGCCACGTGAAAACTTTTGCTTTAATACGATCCGGAAAATGCGTTCCGATTTCACCCTGCGCCCAGTTGTCGTACACGCCTTTTGGCGCAACAATCATAGCCGCGTTGATCTTTCCAGCCTCGTAAAGCACGGCCACGTTATCAATCGCTACCTTTGATTTGCCTGTGCCCATCTCCATGAATAAGGCGTAAAACTCCGCGGCCCACGATTCTTCTAACGCTTTGCGCTGGTGATCGTAGGGTGTGGTTTTGAACTCGAAATGACGCATGTTGCCCCCTGCATTTTTATACTTGACTTGTCGAATGTATAAGATATTATCTGTATTTGTCAAGGCCCAAACGGTGCCTTTAACAACGACAGGAGAACGCGATGAGCGATATACTAAAGATGATGGAACAAGACTTTGAAGACAACCTTGCTTCATCAGTTGATAAACTAGACCAAGGCGGCTTAAAGACTGTCGCAGAGTTGGCTAAAGAAATCCAGAACGAAGAAGAATATATTTCTTGCCTTGAGGATGACCTCAAGAAGGCAAAGAAAAAGCTTCTGAAGATGACGGATGAGGACCTTCCCGCACTACTACAGGAAGTCGGCATCAATAAGTTTGAGCTAGATGATGGCTCTACTGTTGAGGTCAAACAAACCTACGGGGCTTCAATCCTCGTAGATAATCGCCCTCAAGCTTACGAGTGGCTACGTGAAAACGGCTATGATGATATTATTAAGAACAATGTCATCTGCACGTTTGGGCGTGGTGAGGACGATAAAGCGTCAGCCTTCCAAGCATTTGCTGCCAAAGAAGGTTATGCCGCAAACCAAAAAACGGAAATCCATCCGCAGACATTACGTGCATTCGTAAAAGAGCGTGTGGAAGCCGGGGAAGAGTTTCCCATGGAGCTATTCGGCGCATGGATTGGTCAACGAGCAGTCATTAAGAGAGGAAAATAAAATGGCGAGTAAAGCAGTAGCGAAAGCTGGTAAAACAGAAGTGGCGGCATTTGATCCGTCTGTCTTCGAACAAGATGCCGGAATGGGCATGGACATGGGAACAGACGACTTAGCTCTTCCGTTTCTAAAAGTATTGTCTGGTAATGATCCTATCTTGGATGACCCAGACTTTGATGGCCGCAAGGGTGATATCTACAACACCGTCACCGGAGCGACATATAAAGGTAAGGACGGTATTCGGGTAATCCCTTGTGCTTACCAACGCCGGTTTATCCAGTGGGCACCACGGGGTAGTGGTAGTGGCGCACCAGTGGCAATCTATGATCCACAAGAGGCGCGTCCAAAAACAGAGCGTTCGTCAGAGGACAACAAAGAATACGTTGTTGACGGTGATGGAACGTATATCGAAGAAACCCATCAGCATTTTGTAATTGTAATGAATGAAGATGGGTCCGCGGAAACAGCCTTGATTGCTATGAAATCTACGCAGCTTAAAAAGTCGCGTAAGTGGAATAGCATGATGATGTCCCGCCAAATGACGGGGAAGAACGGTCCGTTCACACCGCCACGTTTTAGTCATGTTTACAACCTCAAAACATTGCTGGAGGAAAACTCCAAAGGGTCTTGGCATGGTTGGGAAATGGCTTGCGAAGGTCCCGTCAGTGACGCCTCTTTGTACGTTCGTGCAAAAGAGTTTGCCGAAAGCATCTCTTCGGGCGATGTAGTTGTCAAACATACGGAAGAAGAAAGCGGTAGCAAAAGCACACCGTTTTAATCATCACGCGGCGGGGTGCGTAATGCCCCGCCGTTTTTCCGTATGGGGGCATCAATGACTGTAAAAAAGTTTTCCGCAATATTCGATGGGCTCAAAGAAGCCTACGGGTATTTTAAAATAGAAAAAACCGGATCAAACGGTAAAGCGCAAGGTAAAGCAGGCGTAACCCGCGAGCCTCGGACCACGAAGCTGTGGGAAAACCACCTTTCGGGTAAGGGCACCGGGCTTGGTATTATACCAATTAACGAAGACAACATGTGCAAGTGGGGGTGCATTGACGTCGATCAGTACCCGCTGGATCACAAGTTGCTCGTAGACAAAATAAGAAAATTAAAACTACCTCTTGTCGTATGCCGGTCAAAGTCCGGCGGGGCACATTGCTTTCTGTTCTCCAAAGATTGGGTGGAGGCAAAGGACATGCAGAAATCTCTGCAAAACATGTCCGCCGCACTGGGGTATGGTGAAAGCGAAATATTTCCAAAACAAATTAAACTGCACCTCGACCGTGGGGATGTAGGTAACTTTCTTAATCTTCCGTACTATGACCACGAAAACGGGTTGCGCTACGCGTTTCTGGATGACGGTACAAGCGCGTCAATAGAAGAATTTTATGAACTGTATGAAAGATTTGTTCAAACCCCAGAGGAAATTGTTAAGCTACAAATAGTAGGTGAGGGCGAAACCGATCTACTTAGCAACGGTCCGCCCTGCTTGCAGATACTTTGTAAGGCTAAAATTAGCGAAGGAGGACGCAATAATGGGTTATTCAACATCGGGGTTTATTTACGCAAAGCGTATCCTGACAGTTGGGAATCCGAAATACTTAAATACAACATGGAGTACCTATCTCCGCCACTGCCTCTACCGGAGGTCAATGTAGTTGCCAAACAGGTTGAGCGCAAAGACTACGCCTACAAATGTTCTGACGCTCCGATCAACGCGCATTGTAACAAGGAACTTTGTCGTACCCGTAAGTTTGGCATAGGAGCGGCTGTAGCGGGTGCTACAATCGCGAACCTTAGAAAGTATAACTCAGTGCCGCCAGTTTGGTTTATGGACGTCAACGGCGAGCCTCTGGAGCTAGACACCGAAGCATTGATGAACCAGTTGCAGTTTCAGAAAGCTTGTATGGAGCAGCTTAACTTCATGCCGCGGTCCATGGCAAAGCAGCAATGGGAGAGCCGCATCAGTACGCTGTTAAGCGAAATGAAGGATAACGAAAGCGCCATCATCGAAGTTGCGCAAGATGCCAGCATTAGCGGACAATTCTACGACTACTTGGAAGAGTTTTGTCGGCACCAGCAACAAGCGCAAGACAAAGAAGAAATTCTTCTTCGCCGCCCATGGACTGACGAAGAGGAGGACATCACATTCTTCAGGCTTAAAGACTTCGAAGGGTTTCTGCGTAAGAATAAATTCTTTGAGTACAAGTCACACAAGATTGCTCAACGGTTACGTGATATAAACGGGGAGAGTATTGTTCTTAAAATTAAAGGCCGTGCCGTTCGTGTCTGGCAAATACCGTCCTTTGAAAGCGCAGACTTAGACTTCAAAACGCCACAGTTTGGAGCCAACGCGGAGTCCCCCTTTTGAAATCAGACCGTAATAAAGAAATCGTTCGATTGATTGATGAGCAGAAAGTAACAAAAACCGCTATTGGCAAATGGTTCAAGATATCAAAGCAGCGGGTTCAACAGATATACCAAGAGGAAAAAGCAAGAAATGTTCAGAATATTCGGACCTCCGGGGACGGGAAAGACAACAACGCTTCTTAACATGGTGGATGAGGCCCTTGAAAACGGCACCCACCCTCATCGTATAGCGTTCCTAGCCTTTACCCGTAAAGCCGCCAATGAAGCCAAGGAGCGGGCCGCTGAACGCTTTGGGCTCGATCCTAAGAAAGACTTAATCTATTTCCGTACTCTGCACTCACTGGCGCTTATAATGAGCGACATACGCCCCGAGCAAGTTATGCAGTCGTCCAACTATAAGGAACTCAGTGACGCCATTGGCGTAACGCTGGGCGGTGCCAAAAACACTAGCTTTGATGAAGACGTACCGTCGATGGTTGCGGCCAGTGATCCTATCTTGGGGCTGATTAACCTCACGCGGTTAAAGAAAAGCAATCTGCGGGAAGAATATAATCACAGTAATCTGGAAGCAGACTGGAATACGGTAAATTTTGTGGCAAAAAGTTTACAAGAATACAAAAAGGGGCTGAACCTGTACGACTTCACAGACATGCTGGAGCAGTTCGTCACGCATTCCGACAGGTTTTGCCCGCAGTTTGACCTCTGCTTTCTGGATGAGGCGCAGGATTTAAGTGCGCTACAGTGGGATATTGCACATATTCTGGACAAAAACTCTAAGCGTATGTACTGCGCGGGGGATGATGACCAAGCAATTTACCGCTGGGCCGGTGCCGACGTGGATCAGTTTATTAATCTTCCCGGCGGATCAGAAACACTAAGCCAATCTTATCGCGTACCGAGTGACGTTCACCGTGTTGCGGAGGGAGTCGTGCGCCGCATTAACCGCAGATTTCCAAAGAAATATGAACCTCGGAAAGAAAGAGGCAATGTGGCGCGTATTGACACTATCAGTGCTCTGGACATGTCGCAAGGATCGTGGCTAATTTTATCACAAGCAGGCTACCAGCTAACACCCGTAGCAAACGATTTAAAATCAAACGGTTACTTGTTTAACTATCGCGGCCACCGTTCTATCAGCGAAAAAATATCCGAAGCCGTAAATGGATGGGAGCAGTTACGCAAAGGAAATGAGATAGAAGCTCAAGTTGCACGTAAGATTTACAGCTTTATGTCCGTCGGGGACCGCATCAAACGCGGCTTTAAAAAGCTCCCGGGACTAGAGGACACCGACCTCGTAAAACTGGACGAGTTATGCGCCAACCATGGACTTCTGGCAACGCAGGACATGATCTGGTCTGTAGCCATGGATAAACTGCCCGACACAGACCGAGCATACATCACGGCCTTGTTACGTCGTGGCGAGAAGTTCAATGGCATCCCCCGCATTACAGCGTCCACGATCCACGGTTCTAAAGGTGGCGAGGCAGATAACGTGGTTCTGTTTACAGATATTAGTCCAGCGGCGGACGAAGAGATGAGAATTAACCCGGATGACATGCACCGAGTGTTTTACGTTGGCGTTACGCGGACCAAGAACAATCTGTACATTGTTGAACCAGAAGACATAGCAAGGAGTTATGACCTATGAAGAAAATGACATGGAGTGAATGGCAAGAGTATGAAGCGCAAAAGCGTGAAAACTATAAAAAGATGGGCGTTGTTGATTTTGAAGAGAAACGTGCCGAAAAAATGTGGGATGACCCGCTAGTGAAGGATGAAGACATTCCCGCCGTAAAATTTACGTGGGACAAGGAGCTCAAAGAGTTTGTCTTTACCGGACACATAAATCAGGTAGAACACTAATGAACCGTAAAGAATTGCTTGAGGCAGCAGAAAAACTCGTTAACGGTCCACGCGCAAAAGATTATGGAGACGCCTACGAAAATCACGGCAGGATAGCCGAGGGGTGGAACATAATCTTGCGCAGCGTATTACGGGAACCGGGCTATTTCACCCCGGCCCACGTTGCATTAATGATGGATTGGGTTAAAACAAGTCGTCTTTTAGAAACAATCGACCATGAGGATTCGTGGATCGACAAGGCAGGCTACACAGCGTTGGGCGCAGAATTTGTCGCCATCGACAGCCGTGACACAGAAACAATAATAAAGGACGCAAGACGTGGGATCAGAACTACAAATGGCAATGTTCGCTCCAAAAAGTGAGTGGGTGCCCCCGCTAGAATTACCCGATATTACGTCGGCTAAAAAGATTGCGATTGACGTCGAAACACGCGACCCGAACCTCAAATCAAACGGTCCGGGCTGGCCGACCGGTGACGGTGAGGTGGTTGGCTACGCCGTTGCAGTAGATGATTGGTCCGGTTACATCCCAATCCGCCACTTTGGCGGGGGAAACCTAGACGAAAAGGTGGTGAACCGCTGGTTAAAGAAAGTATTTGAGTGTCCCGCAGATAAAATCATGCACAACGCTCAATATGACTTGGGCTGGATTAAACAAATGGGCTTCACGGTCAACGGCCGGATCATCGACACGATGGTGGTGGCCTCGTTGCTGGACGAAAACCGATTTAGTTACAGCTTGAACGCTTTGGCTTACGACCACCTCAACAAAACAAAGTCTGAAAAGGCCCTTGTCGAAGCCGCCAGAGAGTTTGGCATCGACCCAAAAGCAGAAATGTGGAAAATGCCCGCCATGTATGTCGGCCCATATGCAGAAGCAGACGCCG